TCGTCTACACCGACGAAATGCCGTGGTTGCCTGAATATGGCTATGTCCCCGGCTTCTACGTTGACGGCACCATCACTCTGCGCCGCAAGTTCAACCAGGTGCCGTCGCTGCAGCACGAGATGGCGCACCACTACGGCGCGACCGAGCGCGAGGCACGAAGTATGGCCCGGCGTGGGCGCGACTGCATCAACTTCGGGGGGGTGTGATGCCCGGTGCCGGGACGCTCGAGAGCCGCTGCATCTTCCAGCTTGAGACGAAGGTCGACGACGGCGGCGGCGGCCACACGACAACCTGGGAGACGCAATTCACCGTCTGGGGCGGGTTCGCCTTTCCCCGGCTTCGCAGCCGCATGGAGGCCCTAGCCGGCGGCGCCGTGCAAACGGTGGTCAGAGGCGAGCTGATTGTTCGCGATTCCAGTGAAGCCCGCCGGGCGACAAAAGCATGGCGCGTTGTCGTCACCACCGACCCGACCCTTTCACCGGCAGAGCAGCAATGGTGGAACATCCGCAAGGTCTACCCGCGCGAACTCGACGGCTTCATTCGCTTCGAAGTCGAAAGCGGCGTCCCGACTTAGGGGGTCTCAATGGCAAGCAGGATCACAGGCGTGCGGGAATACCGCGCGGCGCTGAAATTTGCGTCGCCCCATCTGCGCGATCGGGTGCTCGAGGCGATCAGGGCAACCACCATTGCGGTTCATGCCCGCGGCAAGGCGAACATTGCGTCGATGACCACGCGGCGCACGGGTGAACTCTCGCGCCTCTATCGGCGTTCCGTGTCGAAAAAAACCCTTCGGGGCCGTGTCGGCTATCTTTCGGCCGCGTCTAGGGGCAAGGTTTTTTACGCTCGCTTTGTCCATGACGGAACTGCAAGCACTGGATTTGGAAAAGGCATTACGGCGCGTCCCTTCCATGATAACGCGGTCGAAGCCGAGCACGAGCAAGATACTCAGCGCATGGTCAAGGCGCGCGACGAGATGCTCGCCGATCTCGGTGGCCGCGGCTTCAACCGCGCCAACGTCACCAAGGCCGCGCGGATACTGAGGCCGGGCCGGATATGACGGCGGGGCAGTCCTGGGAACTTCAACAGGCGGTCTATGACCGGCTGTCGGCGCAACTGATCGGACAGGGGCCGAACTCCGCCGATGTCAAGGTCTACGATCATGCGCCGGCAAACCCGGCGCGGGTTCATTGCCGGGTCGACGGCTTCAACGTCGTGCAGCGATCGATCAAGTCGAACAAGACGCAGCATTTTTTCAGCGTTCATATCTTCGACCGGCCGGAATCCGAGAGTGCCGCCGGGCGAGGACAGAAAACCTCGAAGAATTTGCAGGAGGTGGTGGTCGCCGCTCTGCATGACTGGCTTCCCTCAGTGACAGGCGCGTCTGAGGTGAGACACGAAGACAGCTTTATTGCGCCCGATGAAGACGGCCTGACGCAACATGCGGCCAGCCGTTTCTCCATCCACATAGGAGGATAGAATGGCTGGAGCCCAGGGAAAAAACTACGTGGTGCAGATTGGTGACAACACCATCTCGCCGTCGAACTATGATGAGGTCGCCTGCCAAGGAGACCTTACCTTCAACACCGGCAAGACGCTGGAGGTCAGCCGGACCAAGAACTGCAAAAATCCGTTCTTCAGGGAGGCCGGGTTCACCGCGGCGTTCTCCGTCGAGCTCGAGACGCCGATGCACGCAACACACACCCTGATACTGACCAAGGCAGATGCCGAGGCGCTGGTTGATGTTCGGATCACGTCGTCCGAGTCTGGTCTGCCGGTCTGGACCGGCCCGGCGTATGTCTCCTACGACCCGCTGTCGGCACCGACCGAGGGCATCGCTACGCTTGAGATCCTAGTGGCCTGGGTCAATGATCCGACCCGAACTGCCGTCGCCTGATGGACGTTGAAATCCAGCTCGGGGCGAAGACCTACAATCTTCGCCCCACCTTCGGCGCCATGCGTGAGATCGAGGCGAAGGCGGACTCGTCTTGTGCTACGCTTCTCAACATGCTGGCCCGAAGTGAGTTGCATTCGTCCGAAATGGCACTGGTCGTCTATTACGGCATGGTCGAGGCGGGGGAAAACCCGACCGACCCGGAGGCCGTGGGCAAGCGCCTGTTCGAGCAGGGCATCGGCTCGAGCCGCATCCGCGACAGCGTTGCCGCCTACCTCGGCGAATTACTCTGGGCACCGGATGCCGCGCGAAAAAAATCCGCTGGGGAGTGGTGGAGAGGAAACGAAGAAATTACCTCGCTGATGTTCTCGGTGCCGCCCATCTCATCGGATGGCGACCCCGAGACCTCTGGGCAGCCACTCCCCGAGAATTCTGGACCGTCGTTGCCGCCGAGCGTGAAAAATCGGAAGCCATAGCAGCTGCCGGACCAGGCGGCTCAAAGTCCCGCGCCAGCATGACCGGCTCGCGGCGTAAATAATCCGAGGTAAACATGGCCTTTTTGCGTCGCATCGTTACCACATTTGACGCACGAACGGCAGAGTTCGACCGCGGGACGCGCCGGATGAACCGCAATCTGTCTAGGTTTGCGCGGCAAACCGAGGGCCGCCTGGCGCGCCTCGACAGGAGAATGGCGCGTTTCGGGACGGATTTTGGCAGAGGGCTTATATTGCGAGCGGGAGCCGCTGCTGCTGCAATCGTGGCTGTCCGTAAGGCTTTGGGTGATCTTGTTCGAGCCGGCGATACTATGCGGAAACTGACAGGTCGGTTTAAGGCGCTGGGAAAAACCGCCGAAGAAACCGAAAATTTTGTCCGAAGTGCATTCGGAATCGCTACAGATTTGGGGTCGCCTCTGGAAGGCACGATTCGGACCGTCACAAGGTTTTCGATTGCTGCCGAAGCGATAAACGCGACTGACCAGGAGGTCGTGCAGCTTACTGAAAATGTCTTGAAGCTTGGGGTAATCGGTGGATCAACAACGCAGGAATTGATCGCTGGTTCGCAGCAATTATCACAGTCGCTTGCAAAAGGCAGGCTTGATGGAGACGAATTACGCTCCGTTTTGGAGAATATGCCGCTGGTCGCGAGGCAAATAGCGAAAGAATTTGGCGTTGCTACTGGTCGGCTTAAAGACTTGGGCGAGAAAGGCTTGCTTACAACCCAGCGTGTTTTTGATGCCCTTCTGTCAAGTTCAGAAGATCTTGACGATCAGTTTCGACAGCTCCCTGTTACAGTTGAACGCGCCGCCAACAGCATGACAGCCTCTTGGGTCTCGTTTTTGGCGGTCTTTAACGAAACGACGGGCATAAATGACGCAATAATTGACATGCTTGAAGGCTGGGAAGCAATCCTTCAAAATCTGGAAATAAGGATTAACCCCGACCCATTGGGTGAGTTGGGCCGGGAGTTACTTGCGGCTCGCAATGACTTGGCGGCATTAGAAACCGAACTTCAGGACGCAGGAGTAACTGCCGAGTTTGCATCTACCAGTTTCATCGATTTCCTGGCGGGGAAAGATGCGTCAGATTTAGGAGCAGAGTTAGTTGAGGAGCTTTCAGCAAAAGTAAGAGAAGCCACGGCGTTGGTTAACGAACTTGAACTTTCAATGCTCAACCTTAGAGCGACCCCATTCTTTGATGAAGATCCGGGCGAAATCATTGATAGGCAAATAGATAATAGTTCGCCGGTTCCGAAGCCGCGTTCAGCCACTCTCGGCGTCATAGATCTGCGAAATGAAGATCCGTTTACGCGGGCTCGCCGCGGTAGAAAGCCTACGGTTAACACCGAGGCCGTGGCCATCCTCGAGCAATTGCGCGAGCGCATAGATCTCTTGCGGCTTGAGCAGGAGTTGATCGGCAAGACTGCCAGCCAACAGGCGCGTCTCAACGCGGAGTTCCAGCGCGAAAAGACGATCCGTGAGCTTCGCGATGCCGCGGCGGAAAAAGGCGCGACGATTACGGCCGAGGAAATCGCCCAGGCCGAGGCGCTCGCCGACAAGACCCGCGATCTGACGCTTGCGATCCACGCCGAGACGGAAGCCCTAGCGGCAAAAGAGGAAGCGGCGGAACGCGCAGCCCAAGCGGTGAAGCAGATAGGCGACGCGATCAGCAACGCCATCTTGCAGGCCGACAGCTTCACCGATGCCCTGAAAAATGTCGCCGTCGCTCTGGCCAACATCGCCTTGCAGGAACTGTCAAAGCAGCAAAGTGGCGGCGGTGGCGGGCTCGGCAGCATCTTGGGCAGCCTCGTGGGCAGCCTCTTTGGCGGTGGTGGTGCCCCGACATCCTCGCCGATCCCGATCCCGCGCCCGGTGTTACACCGCGGCGGCGTTGTCGGGCAGCCGGGCCCGATGCGCGCGGTGCCCGATTCCGTGTTTGCCGGGGCACCCCGCTATCACGGCGGCGGCGTTGCTGGGTTGAGGTCGGGCGAGGTTCCAGCAATACTTCAGGCCGGCGAGGTGGTGATCCCGAAGGGGATCGGCCGCGGCTCAGGGAACAACGTCACCGTGCAGGGCTCCACCATCGTCCTGCAAGGCAGTGACGCCACGCCGGAGGAATTGCAGCGGGTGCTTGACCGTCGCGACAGGCAACTGGTCGAGCGCATCGTTCGGATGAACGAAAACGATCCCACTGTCTTTCACACCTGAACCACTAGGGGGTTGATGTGCCGCTAGTCTACATTCTCCCCAAGTGCCTTGGCGCCGACACGCTTTACGGTGACCCGGCCCGCGTGCGCACGACGCGGCAGTGGGACGGCGCACCGGGCCAGAAGGTCGAGCATGTCCAGCGGGCGACCGTTCAGCTTTCCGGCGAGGTGGTGCGCTCGATCGCCCCGGACTTCGACATCATGGTCGACCGGCTGCGCGGGGGCACCCATCTGCTCGGCCTTTGGGACCACGAGCTGAGAATCCAGAACGGCTGGGACGGAGTGCCGGCGCTCAACACGTCCGGCGCCGAGTTCTGGCGAAAGGACGGCAAGACGGAAGGATACGCGGGCGAGGCAGGCAACGCGCCCACAGGGCCGTGGCGCGTGGTGCTGGCGACCTGCAACGGGGGCGCTGCGATCGATACCACATCCTTGCCGGTCTCCGGGCTGCTGGCGTCCGAAGTGATCCCGAAGGGCATGATGATCCGGATCGGCGACAACCGGCACAGAACGCTTGCCGCGGCCACCGCCGACGCATCGGGCGACGTGACGCTTTCCCTGTCGAGCCCGCTCCGGGCGGCGGTGGCCAATGCCGCGGAGATCCGCATTCCCGGCGACTTCTTTGTCGGGAGCCTTGCCGGCGCGCTGAACATCTCGCCGACGAATGTGGACGGTAAGCGGACTTTCAAGATGACTTTCATCGAGGTTTACGAGGATGAGCTTGGCGACAGCACCGTGTCCCCGACGGAAGCCTTTGAATACGTGGTGGACTAGATGGGCTGGGGCGTGATCTCGACCGATTCCACCTGGGCGGCCCGGCTGGCGGCGAAGATCATTCGCCCGGCGATCTTCCTCTATCTCGACTGGCCGTCGCTGCCGCTCCGGGTGTCCACGTTTCACAAGCCGGTGACCACCACAGAGGACGACCTGTCGCCGACCGAAGCTGCGACATGGAGCGGGGTCGGGAATCTCGGCTTCGTGGAAACCTCGCCGTTCGGCCGCAACGGCGCGCTGGTCAGCTACAAGGCCGGCGTCACCTCGATCCCGCAGGGGTCTATCACCGAATCGACCGAAGCCGCCGCGATCGGCCGCCGCGCGATCATGTATCTCGGGCTGTTCGATCAAGGCTGGGCCAACCCGATCCTCCAGCGCCTGTTCATCGGGCACATCATATCAGCCGGGGACTTCAAGCACAGTCGTGACAAGACCGGCAACTGGTTCACGCAAGCCTCGGTCGAGATGTCGAACGGGCGCAGCCCGCGCCGCCGCCTGGGAAACCACCATTCACCGGAGACCGCGCCGACTGGTGAAACGGCATGGCGACTTCTGCCGACGGCCGGGCGTTCGGTTACATGGCCGAGCTGATCGCCGCGATCGAGCATGAAATGGCGCAGCCCTTCGTCTGGGGCCAAAGCGATTGCTGCCTCGCGATCTGCAACGTGCTGCACCAGACCGGGCACGGCGACCCTGCGGCTGGCTACCGTGGGCGCTACAGCGACGAGTCGGGCGCGCGGGTGGTGATGGCCGGGACCACCGAGGCGGTGGCACAGCGCGAGGCTGAGCGTCTCGGCTGGCCTGAAATCGGCCCGAACGGTGCCACGGACGGCGACATCGGCATCGTCGGGCGCTCGCTTGCGATTTTCTGTGCGGGCTGGTGGTGGGCCAAGTCCCGCGAGGGATGTGTATTGCAGCGCCGGGCAAGCCGGGCATGGAGGCCCGAATGAAGAAATTCCGCCTCTGGAAAGTCCTCCTGCTGATGTCGACCGCGATCGTGTCGCCGACGCTCGCACATGCGGACCCGATCACCCTTACCGCGATCGTGGCTTCCGCCGCCGGTGTTGCCACTACCGCCGCCACGGCGGGGTTTGGCACCCTGGTGGCCGGCCTGCTCGGCGCCGCGGTCAGCCTGGCGATTTCGTTCGTCGGGCAACTTCTGTTCGCGCCGGGCCTCGATGCCGGCGCCCAGCATGAAGGGCGAACCCGAAAGTTCGACCCGCACCCGACTTATCGCTTTGCCTTCGGCGAGTTCCCGCAGGGCGGCAGCGTGGTTTTCCAGGCCGCGGAAGGCAAGGAATATTGGGCGGTCTACCTGCTCAACAGCATACCCAGCGAAACCATCACCAAGGTCGAGATCAACGACGGCATCGATCTCGCGCTGCTGTCTGATGCCGACAATGACGTGTTCGACATGACGAAGGGCGCCAAGTCCGACACATCACCGTGGCAAAACGGCATTTTCCAGATGTGGATCGGGCTGGGCGATCACACCCAGATCCCGACCGAATTCACCCGCGAACTAGGCGCGGGGGGCGAGGATATTGCCGACCTGTTGCAGTCGACCGACCTCTGGCAAGGGGTCACTGTCGCTTTTATCCATTTGAAATACGGCCACTCGAAGCGCGCACAGCGGCGCTGGGGCCATGGCTCGCCGCCGCCGCTGCGTTTCTTCGGGCAATGGTCGAAGCTCTACGACCCGCGCCTTGACAGCACCTCCGGCGTCACCGGGGCGAGCGGCAGCCACCGCATCGACGACAAGACCACATGGGCCTACAGCGCCAACCCCGCCCTCTGCGGCCTGATGCTGGCAACGCACGACCTTGCGCTGGGCTTCGACCAGGAAATGATCCCGATCCAGCAATGGGCCGATGCGGCAGATGCCTGCGACGTGGAAGACGGCGCGGTCGGTGAGACGACGCTGCTCGATGTGGACTGGTCCACCACCGTGCCGGTTTCTTACGACGGCGATAACAACGGCGATATCGGCGGCGGGTATCCCGGCTCCGGCACCTGGGCGGTCAGCCGTGCCTCGGTAACGATAGGTGCGGCGCTGATCGTGCCGTTCGGCGGCGCCCAGGTCGCAAAACTCACGTCGACCGATACCGACGGCACGCTGATCGAGTCAGAAACCGCCCGTTTCGGAATCTATTTCGACATGAAGGCGAACGCCCGGCGCGGCGATGCACCCTATGAGTTCCGCTATGCCGGCGATATCGGCGGCTGGGTCGGCCAGAGCAATTGGCGCTGGAAACTGTTTCAAGCCGATTTCGACGGCGATGACGTTGCGACCACCGCAGATATCCGCGCCGAAGCCATGATGCCCTATGGGGCGAACAATATCACCAAGATATACGACACCAGTTGGCAGCCGTTCCCCGGCGCGACGGCGGACCGCACACACGAAGTCACCGGCGACCTGGTGTCGTTCGTGTTCGAGGGCGGCAGGACGCTCGAGCGGTTTATCGAGATCGGCCCGAACACCGAATATTTTACCACATCGCTGAGTGCGCTCACCCGCTATCGCTGCGACGGCCTGGTCTTCATTGACGAGCGCGAATTGTCGATGCTCGACCCGGTGCTGGTCTCGATGGCCGGCCACCTCGACACCACGGGCGGGATGCTCGGGGTCCGGGCCGGGGCCTGGGTGGCGCCGACGGATACACTGTCGCAGCCGGTTGGCGATGCGATCGAGATCCGCGGCGCGCGAGATGCCGGCTTCGATACCGTGCGGGCGAAATTCATCGGCCGCCACCGCGAATGGGAACTGACCGACGGCCAGGGCTACCAGTTGCGCGCGGGCGCGCGGGTCCACCCGCTGCAACTGGCTTTGGTGCGGGAACCCGAGCAGGCCGCCCGGCTCGAGAAAATATTTGCCCTCCGGGCCGAGCCGAACCGGATCGTCGAGGCCGAATGGGACGGGCGCGAGGGCAACCGCCGCATCGGCGAGCGGGTCAACTTCGCGCTGCCAGGGTTCGCCCGTGCGACCAGCTCATACATAGTCGACTCGATCCAGCATGTTCTGGTTGCCGCAAAGGACGGTTTCGAGGTCGGCGTCAGGATGACCCTGATTGAAGATCTCGAAGCAACCTATAATTGGTCGAGCGCGGACTTCTCCGAAGGCGGCGACTTCACACCGTTGCCGCCCGGCATCCCCTCGATCGACCCGCCGACAAGCGTTGTCGCGGCCCAGTCGAATTTCAGCGGTGCGGGCGGTGCGACGGCGCGTCTACAGGTTACGATCACGATCGACCAGGAGCTCTCCGAGGATGCCGAAACCCTGGAGGTTGAAATTGATGACGGCGGGGGGTTTGCCCATCTCGTCGACCTGGCGGTGACCGAAAGCACGTTGAGCTATGTCACATATGTCAACCCGGCCCTTGTCGGTGTCACCTACACGGCCCGCGCCTTGGCCGTGTCGGTCGCACTCGGAGACTCGACCTGGACCACCTCGGCCCCTGTGACCATCGTTGCGCCAGTGCTCGACTATGACCCTGCTGACTACAGCGCGGAGTATGCCTAAATGAGCGGAATCCGAACCCGAGCCGATCTGAAATCGCTTGCCGACACGAACTTGGCGAGCGGCACCGGGGCGATCAGTGCGGTCAACCATCGCGAGGTGGTGAAGTCCGGGTCCGACAGCGCGCTCCAGCTCGGAGATGCCGAGGTCATCGTGATCAGCATGGCGCTGACCGCACCGCCGGGCAGCGAGGCAGACCGGGATTCCTACGTCGTGGCGGCCGGCGCCACCGGCGATTGGGCCGGGCAGGACTTCAACATCGCCACCTTCGACAACTCGATCTCCCCGGCGGCGTGGTTTTTCACGGCCGCGGTGGATGGCATGGCGGTCTGGAACAAGGCCGATGATACGCAATACCGCTGGAACGCGGGAATATCGCCCGAAGCATGGCAGCCGCCGATTGGCCAGCACACCGCGATCGGGGCCGAGACCGTCACGGGTTACATCACCATTACGGACAGCGACGGCGTAAGCCGCAAGATCGCGGTGGTGTCGTGATGGCCGGCGATACCTTTGCGCCGCTGGCAAAGCCCTTGATAGCGGCGGCCGTAGCCGCCGGGTTCGCAATGGGAACTTGGCTCACCTTCACGGTTCACGGGCTCTCGATCAGTGTCGCCCGCCTCGAGGTCAAGATCGAGGCCCTGAGCTATGCAATGGACAGGATGACCGCCAGCAACCCCCAGCCGCGCAACGTGGGGGCGACGGAGAGGGCGGCGCGGTGATCCGCCTGCTCACCCTGACCGCGTTCCTGATCGCGCTCTACGGCGATCCTGTGGCCGCTCAGATGGCATGTGGCCCGCGAGCCGTCATCGTGATGCAGCTTGACCTGAAATATGGCGAGACCCGGCGCGGCAGCGGAGTGCGCGGCCCGACGGCGATTTATGAGGTCTGGGCAAATTGTAACACCGGCACCTGGTCGATCCTGCAAATCACGCCGAATGGCTGGGCCTGCGTGATGGCGGTCGGTGAAGGCTGGAGCGACGAAGCTTGCGAGAAAGGACAACGGACATGACCGAGAAAAGCTATCTTGAAACCCACCCGCACATCCGCGCGGCGCTGGCAAGCCGACAGGCTCGCATCCTGATCTACGGCGCGGCGATTCTTGTTGCTGCTGGC